CGAGGGAAGCAAGATAGATTTATCTGGAGCGATCACGGTAAAATTCGATAGCGATGACTCCGAATTATAAAATCACTAAAACGCCTAAACAGATCGAGGCAATAAGGTTAATCACAAAAGTATCGGTAGCCTGTCTATATGGCGGGTCAAGATCAGGCAAAACGTTTATCGTATTGTATGCAATGGTTATAAGAGCATTACGATACGCAAGCAGCAGGCAGTTAGTAGCAAGATTTAGATTCGCGCATGCCAAACAATCTATCTGTTATGACACAATGCCTAAGCTCTTGGGAATGCTAGGGATAGCAAACAAGATAGAGCTTAACAAAACAGATTGGTTTTACCAATTCCCTAACGGATCGACAATATGGATCGGCGGGCTAGATGACAAGGATCGTGTTGAGAAAATATTAGGTAACGAGTATGCGACAATATTCCTGAACGAGGCAAGCCAAATATCATTTAACGCATACGAGACTATCATAACAAGGCTTAACCCCCCGGCTGGATGCAAGGGAAAGATCATAATTGACTATAACCCCCCCTCTACTAGCCATTGGGGCTATAAGATGTTTGAGCGGCACGAGCTGCCAGACGGGAGGAAATTGCCGTTAGGGAACTATCTATCTTTGCAAATGAACCCAGAAGACAATCAAATAAATATCTCGCCGGAATATATAGCGATGCTACAAAACCTATCCGCGCATAAACGCAATAGGTATTTACACGGAACCTATTCAACCGATTCGGGCACAATGTGGAAGCGCGGATGGATCAAATACAAGGCGGGATTACCGGACTTTGAGCGCATTGTGGTAGGAGTTGACCCTGCTGGAAGCGCCGGAGGGGACGAGATAGGCATCATCGTTGCAGGCAAATATAAGCAAGAATACTGGATACTTGATGATTATAGTTTGCACGGGACGCCTAGCGAATGGTCGCGGGAAGTGGTTTCGGCATATAACAAGTGGCAGGCCGATGTAGTGGCGGCAGAACGCAACTATGGCGGGGATATGGTAGCGTCAACGATCAAGACCGCCGGACCAAATGTCAACGTCAAAATGGTGACCGCTACTCGCGGCAAGGCGATACGCGCCGAACCTATAAGCGCATTGTATGAGCAAGGCAAAGTGTATCACCGCATACCGTTCATCGAATTGGAGGATGAGCTTTGTATTTACGAGCCCGATCAGAATGAAAGCCCGAATAGACTAGATGCCCTAGTATGGGCTATAACATATATGTATGATGTAGTTGTAATGGAATGGGGACCGGCCTGATGCCAGTTGACACTGCCGGACTCACGCGTTATGGTCTAATTAAAAGGCGGTACCATGATTTTTAGGTCGCCGATAATTTCCAACCGCAAAGCACTCGCCGAGATGGCCCATGCGGCCGTCAGCAGTTTTTATATGCCGAATGCCAATATGTCCAAGCGGGATTATTCGGCAATGCTGGCAGACCCCACAGCGTCAAGCCTCATCATGGCGGTCATCCTCTGGATAGTCCGGCGCTGGCCCGAGGCACCAATCTATCTTGAGGATGGCAAAGAAGACGCGATATACGACCACCCCATGCTCAAGTTGCTGAACCGGCCGAACCCATATTATTCCGGGACAGTGCTCTGGTTTGGCGCTATCATGTCGCTGATCTGGGATGGCAACGGGTATATGGTCAAGATTCGGGACCAGCGGACATTGGCGGTCAAACAACTTTGGTACGTGCCCCATTTCCTAATGGAGCCAAAAATCAATCAAGGGTCAACATCGTTTGTAGACTATTACCAGTATTCCCCGGGCGGTGGTGTGATTGTAAAATACAACCCTTCAGATGTAACCCACCTGCGTTATGGCATAGACCCGTACAATCCTCGAAAGGGCATGTCCCCCCTCAAATCAATTGTCAGAGACGCGGTGACAGACGAGGAAGCCGACAACTTCTCCGCCTCGATGTTGCATAACATGGGCGTTCCGGGCCTGCTTGTAACGCCTGACTATACCGGAGCTGGCGGATCAAATATATCCATGGGCGATCCAGATGTTATGAAAAAATACATCAAGGACCATACCACAGGAGATAATCGCGGCGAGACAATGGTGCTTACCGGGCCGACCAAACTACAGGAATTCGGCTTCGACCCGAAATCCATGGACCTTGCCTCGATGCGCGCGATACCGGAATCCAGGGTATGCTCAGTCACCGGGGTATCGGCTGCTGTAGTAGGGTTCAAATCCGGGCTTGAGCAAACGGCTGTCGGAGCAACGATGAAGGAGCTCCGTGAGATGTCCTACGAGGACGGGATCATCCCGATTCAGCGGCTCGTCGGGCCAGAGTTAGAGCGGCAATTGCTCAACGAGTTCGAGCCGAACCCGGACGACTGGACGGTAACGTTTGACCTGTCGCAAGTCCGTGTACTGCAAGACGATCAGGATGCACTGTACAAGCGGACAATCGAGGCATGGAACGGCGGGCTTATATCGCGGGCGCAAGGGAAACAGGCGATTGGCTACGATGCGCTGCCGACCGACGAGATAAGGCGCGTCCCGTTTTCGACAACCGAGGTTAACGAGGGCGAGGCATTGCCGCCGCCAATCGAGTTTACTCCACCGGCTACTCCAGCCAAGGGGCGCATGGCAGAAACGAAGGCCAGCCATATCAGGCAGCGAGCGTTCAACGCGATCCAGTTACAATACGAGGAGAAACACCGCGCAGTCTACGCGGCAGAGCTTGCAGACGGATTCGCGCGGATTGCCGACAGGGTAGTCAATGCATACAACGAGCGTGTTGAAAATACCACGATGAAATCCCGCAAGCCTGCGCATACTAAAGCAGACCCGATACTACCGATTGACCCGAACTCCATCGAGGGGATCGGCATATCCGCCGAGGCAGGGCAGATAGTGGAAGCAGCCGCAACAGCGGGGGCACTTGCCGATGATCTGGTTTGGAAGGCGCACTATTTGGCCGTAGCATCATCGACGCTTGACAATATCAACGGCATATTCGGGATATCGCTCGACTTGCCCGATGTGGTACAGCGGGAAATCATATCCAAAGGCGGGCGGCACTTCTCGCTCGTCGGCGTAGACAAGCAGACACAGGACGCGGTTTTCAAGGCAATCGCAGACGGCCGCACCTTGGGGCAAGGCCCGATTGAGATTGCCAGAGCCATTCGATCAACAGTAGGCGGGGCTGGAATGTATCCGGGCGTTGCCAAGGAAGCGTACGACCGGGCGATCCTGCGGGGATGGAGCGAGGAGAAGGCGCTTGCGGCAGGAGACAAGGCCGCGATACAATACCGGGCAGAGGTAATCAGCCGGACGGAAACGAAATACGCGCAGAACGTATCGACGCTGGAGATATCTAAAGGTTCGGGCACGTTTAACGCTCTGCTGGCATTTGACTCGCAGCGGGGATCGTTCGATGCGGAATGCGATCTGAGGAACAACCATACATTCTCATTCGCAGAAGCGGAACTAGAAACCGAGAAGGAACATCCGAATGGGACGCTCTCTTGGAGTCCCGTTATAGTATAGGAGGCGCATTATGCTAGTATCAGAATTGATTGCAGAATTGGTAAAACAACCGCAAGCCAAGAAGGTTATCTTAACCGACGACTGCGTGTATGCGGACGTGCTTGGTGTCAGGTTTGACGAAGACGAGGACGCTGTAGAGTTATATGATTGGGATTCGGAATAAGGGAGGCGCTTATGCCAGACCATGAGAGAAAGATATTACAGTTCAAGGGTACGCTGGGTGACACCGGAACTGTCAAGGCGGTATTCGCAACATTGGGAGTAGTGGACCATGACGGCGATATAATCATGCCGGGGGCGATTGTCAATGGAACCGCCGTACGGTTATCGGCTTATAACCACAAATCGTGGTCTGATTCCATGCCTATCGGACGCGGGACAATTGCAGAGATAGGCAATGAACTGATATTCGATGGTCAGTTTTTCATGGATGTGCAAAGCGCGGCCGATACGTTCAAGACTGTCAAGAATCTTGCGGAACTCGGGGAATGGTCGTTTGGGTTTGACGTGCTGGAAAAAGAATACAGCATTGACCAAGCGACAGGGGTTGAGAACAGGCGCATTAAGAAAATGGCGGTATATGAAGTCAGCCCGGTATTACTTGGGGCTGGAATTGCAACCCGAACCCTTGACATGAAATCCATGGGCGCGGGATCGACGACCTACCAAGAGCACGCAGAGGAGCTCAAGGAAGCCGTGGCCGATTTCGTCAAGCGATCACAAAGCATCGCGGACCTGCGGACAGAGAAGGGCAAGGAACCGGCGAGCGTGAAGAACCGCGACGGGCTTAAAGCCATCGCAGTGGAACTGACAACGGCGGCAAGCGAACTGACTCGCATAGCCATTACCGATGTCGAGGCGGACGAGAAGAAGTCGCGGGAGGAAGTGGCTGCGATGTTTGCGCAGTTCGACACTGACGAAATTATGAGGAGTTAACGCATGGATACCAACCAAGAACTCGTGGGCAAGCGGAACGAGCTTGAAGCCACGAACAAGAAGATCAAGAAAATCCGCGATGAGTGCAAACTCGGAGATGGAAGCTTCGATCTTTCTCGAACCAAGGAACTAGATGGGGACAGCCCCAGCCGCAATAACAGCATGAGCACCCTGCTTACGAAGTCGCACGAACTCGGCGTTGAAGTTGATAAACTCGCCGATCTCGTCAAGGGCATGATGGAATTCGATGAAGGAAACGGCGAACCGGAAGCCAAGGGGATGCAGCATCCCGAACCCAAGGGAGCCAACCGCAAGAGCATCGGCGAGCAGTTCATTGCATCAAAAGAATTCCAGGCATGCGCTGGAGACGGTGGGCAGAAGACGGCAAAGTTCTTCATCCCGGATGTCAACCTGAAAACCTTGATGACTACCTCGGCCGGATATGCCTCGCAGGCAATCCGAACCGGAGAGACCGAAATGTACCGGGCAGAGGCTCTTAATCTGTGGAACGCCATTCCCAAGCGCCAGACCAGCCAGTCGTCCTACATCTACATGGAGGAGACGACCCGCACCCAGGCAGCCGCAGAAAAAGCGGAAGCCGCCGCGTATGCTGAATCCGCGTTTGCGTTTACCGAGCGCACTGTACCCGTCGAGGATGTCGGGCACTGGCTCCCGATTACACGCAAGCAGCTTTTGGATGTTCCGCAGATTCAGGGCATTGTCGATAGTGAGTTGACGCTCGGGCTCCAAGAACTATTGGAATACGAGGCGATTAACGGGTCGGGGACTACTCCAGTTCTCCAGGGCATGCTCGAAAAAACTGGCATCAACACCCTGTCGGCTGGCGGAATTGCTCCACTCGATGCCATCTATCAGGCGATTACGAAGGTCCAGAAAAACGGGCTCGCTGAGCCTAACCTTGTATTCGTAAACGGCGAAGACTGGGAACCGATCCAGCTCATGAAAACGACCGGTGGACAATACATCTGGGGCCATCCTGCCGACATCGGACCGATGCGCGTGTGGGGCAGGAAACTATATTCAACCTTCCGTGTTGCTCAGGGTACTGGCGGAGTCGGGGATTTCAGTCGAATGCTTTATGCCGAACGCATGGGGATCACCATCGAGATCACCGATAGCCACGCTTCGTATTTTATATCCAATTACTACGCGATTCGCGCCTGGACGATGGGCTGTTTCGTGTGGAAGCGCCCGACTGCATTTTGCAGCATCACCGGGCTTAATTCCTAAAGGGAGGTTAAAGTCATGCAAGCATTTATCCAGAAGTTTTTGCCGCTCGGATATAAAACCGAGACTGCCGCGACGATCATCCAGCACAACATTCCGCCCATTGGTGTGGGCTATAGGTCGGTACTCATGCGGGCGGTGTATCTGGCTGGCGCGACGGCGCACACTCTTTCCCTGCTTTACCCGGCGACCAATAACGGGGGGCATGCTCCCGCTGCGGCTACGTTGCTCGGCTCGAAAAATACCGCGAGTGCGGCACACGCAGCTGGAGTGTCGGTCATCAATGTGACGAACACTCCATTGTCTCCTGCTGGCGCGGCGGCCGCTCAATATGATGTCATCGCCTACGAATGCTTGGATGGGACGTGGGAATTCAACGAGATTGTCAGCGTCGCGACCAAGGCGATCACGGTAGGAACCGCGACTGCAAAGGCCATTGCTTCCGGGGCGAAGGTGCGCATCATAGGCATACTCGCAGACGGCTACAACATGCAGCTTTCATGCACCGCCAGCGTAACTGTTGACTACTCTGACGAGAATGGCGTATTGATGCACCCCGATATGAACGAACCGTGTGTCATCCAGTCGAACAATGCGACCCATGCAGGTTTTTTCATGCAGGGCAACGTTGCCTATATCGATCGGTAGCGCAGTATGGAAAACGCCGAGGTACTAGCCAAATACGGCGAAGGAATCACGACAGTCACCAAAACCGGTGAGACGGTCGTTACGAAAGACAAGGAAATGCAGGAGATATTGTATCTCATGCTTTCCGAATTGAGGCAGATCAAGTTGATTCTCGCGGACGGGCTGGATGTATCACCCGATGACGACGAGATCATTGATGAAGGGATGGCAGGAGCATGAATATCTTTGGTAAAGTAGGACAGATGTTTAGGGGTGACGGGAACGACGTCCCCCCGTCCTTTGACTACAACGGCGCGCTCAAGGTGCAACAGTTCGGCGGTAAATATTCCGAACTCGCAAGACGCGGACTGCTTTTCAACTACACCGTCAAGACTGCGGCCGCGCATTTGATATCAGCGACCACGGGAAATGTCCCGACCATCTGGAATC